ATATAACCCGTATACCCTGTATCGTTGGGATACGTTTTCGTATTTTAACGATTACGACCTCGACTAGATTAACGCCATAGTAGGCGAATAACGTTTTTTTACCTAAACGACCTGGGTTAGATATCGTTCTAACAAACGAATTAACTACAATCCTAACATAAATTTATCCAAAGTCACCACGTAATCGTCTTACTGTCTCCTCTGGTAACGCTCCAAACTCATCATCAGACAGTGTATTTATGTCTGTAACTTTGTCGCCACGTGCTGAAGCACTTTCTCCTTTTAATGTAGGAGGTTGCGATTTTGAAGCAGCTATTTTTTTCTTTACATTAGCTTTTTGTTTTTGTTCTACAATCTTTTTAGTAGTTTGCGTAACTTGTTTAGCTTCTACAGGACTTAATAACTCAGGTTGTTTTGCAGCCAGAGTGTATTCTGTAGCTTTAGCTAACGAATCTGCAGGCTCATACCCCTGTACTATAAAAGCATCACGCAATTCCATTACTTCTTTAGTAAGATCTTGATTAAAATCTGCAGAATTTTCATCTAGGATAGAAAAAGTACTAGCAATTTCCGCAGCTTTAGCTTGTAGTTCTTGCTGAGCCTGATTTTGTTGTACTGTTTGACCCATTTGACGTTGTATATCAAACATTAAAGCTTCTTTTTCAGCTTGTCGTATTTCTTTACGAAGTTCTACAGCTTTTGCAGACTCTCCATCTAATATTAACTGCTGATATTGCTGTTCTTTAACGTCAAAATCATAAGCAGGCGCAGATTGTTCAAGTTCTGCTTCTTTCTGTTCTATTTCTTCAATGCGTTTTTGCATTTTTTTATTTTTAGCTAACACTTCATCTAATCTAGACTTAGGAACCATTGGAGCTTTTGGTTTTTCTGCTACAACTTCTTCTTCTACAACTTCTTCAGCAGGAAACTCTACAGTATCTTCTTCTGCAACAGGTTCTTCTGTTTCTGCTGTAACTTCTTCAGCTACTGGTTCTTCTACAACTTCTTCAGCTACTGGTTCTTCTACAACTTCTTCAGTTTCGGTAACTTCTTCGGCTTCCGCTACAGTTTCTTCTGGGGTAGCTTCATCTTCAAAGTTTAGATCTACTTGAAATGATTCAATATCTTGCTCTGTTTTTACTTCGCCGCCTGGCATAGCCTCCATTACTATGTCATCGGTTGGTTTAGCTTTCTTTTTATTTTTAGCCATTAATTACGCCCTCCTGTAGGCTTCATTGCGGCAACGGCAATCTTTGACGCTGCTTGAGTTTCACTTTGTCCAGTTCTAACGTCATTGGTCATTGAAGCTAACCGTTCACGTAGAGCTAGTTCTTCTTGCTTAATCGCCATTTTACTCTGCATTTCTGCAACTCTCAATTGCGGTTCAGCCATTTTACTCTGTGATTTAGACATATTATCTTGTGTTTGTGATTGTAGTAATTGGATTTCAGCTTCAAGCTTAGCAATCTCAAGCTGCGTAGCTTGTATCGCCGCTTGTGCTTGGAACTGTTGTATTTGAGCTTGCTCTGGAGTTGGCGGGTTTGTACCTTGCATTGCACGTATGCGTTCCGCAATATCTCCTTTTCTGGCTAAATGAGAAAACTCTACTATTAAGTCGTCTGGTATAGGAACTCCAGCTTGACGTAAAGAAATAGCTTCTGCAAATTGTATTTCTTCAAAAGTATCTCTATTAGGAGCTGTACTAATAATTACGTCATACTCCCCTAGTGATAAATCATTTACAATTAAACCTTCTGGTGTCATTTCATTAATACGCATTGGTTGACGAGGTTTCTGTGGATCTTGTTCGTCTGTAATTTGAATTAGACGTTCTTCTGTGTAATAAGTTTGGACAAGATTAAGAACTTTCTCTGCTAGATACTGTCTAGTTTTAGTTAAATTATCTAATGGAACCTGAATCATCATAGCTCCACGGTTTTGTTTAGCTTGTATTGCTATTCCAGATACTTCAGGACTATCTGTACCAAGCATTGCATCACTAATACCACTAATAGTTTTTATATTAGCAGCTGCTTTTTGTGCAATACGATCTAACCCTGTAGGTATTTGATTGGGAGGTATTTTAGCAGGGGGACTAGACCCTCTGTTAAACTCTAATACTAGACCTGTTTCTGCTCCATGTTCTTCTAAGTCATCTGCGGTCATACCTTGTAATGACCCTGTCTCCACAATCCAACCACTGTTTGCGGTAGTATTAACTATATGTAATTCCTGTGAACTAATCTTGTTCAGCTGTTCTTGAGGTGAAATAAGGTTTCGTACCATACCAAAAGGTTTACCTCGTCTCCAGTACGGAAAGTAAGGAACCAAAGTAAAATGGTCATATGGAGACCAAGTATCGTTAAGAACCACTGTGTCTGCTGTAGTTGTCCAACGCACTTTTCTCATAGTTTTTGTTAGTATTTCTAGACCAAACTCGTCTGCAAAGGCTTCACGTTTTTTCTTACTCCATACATAAGGTACTTCACGCATATCACCTGTTACACTATCTACATAGTACATACATTCTTTTAGTCTATAATACTGACGCTCTATAACACGGACCGCACGTAACATTCGAGATTCTTCTGGGTTACTTTTATTACCTTGGTTGTATTCTACCCCTGCCATTGTATCTCCGTATCTGTTCTCTTCATACTCTACAGAGTCCGTACCTAATGCAGAACCTAGTTCTACAGCCACACGAAGTTGGTCTGCTTTTTTCTGACCATAAGTTTCTTCTATTTCGTCTAAGCTCATCCACTTAGTTTCAAATATTTCGTTCCAGTTCTTTGGGTCATAGTCTTTAGCATCAGGGTCAATAACTATGTCTAAAGGATCTTTAGCAGTGATTCGTACCTCACCTTGTATGTGGTCGTCAAAATCTACACGAACATCGAACCAGCCTCTATCTTGTATAAGACCATCAGAAAATACTTGTGACTCTACCCAAGACAGTTTGTTGTTATCGCTAATTTGCATAAACAAACGATCTAGTACATCTGCTACTTCCTGTTTACCTCTGCCACGAGGTTTGAAGTTGACATCCATACGTCTGGTGCTTTGCTCTCCTAACACTGCGTTAATTGTAGGAAGTATTGTATTGATGGTTAAAGCAGGTCTGCCTTGGTCATCTAGAGCAGAAACATCTCCGTGATCCCATTGTTGTCCGCGGTAAAACGCATCGCATTGTTTTGCGATCTCTATGTAATCTAGGTGCCCATTATCACGTGCTCGAACATAACAGTCGTATTGATTCCTAGCTAGTTCGTGCTCTTCTGCTTTACTTAGTTTTTCTTTTACTTTTTTGTATGCCATTATGCGCTCATTGCTGTTTTAATGTTATCACCTTTAGCTATATGTCGTAACCTATCTCTCCAAGATGGTACATGTTCTATAGGTTCAATAAATGTAGCAAACTCTGTCATCATTAAACCTATCCATGCTAAAGCATCTACCTGGTCATCGTGTACTCCATTTGGAAAACGTAATAACTCTGCTATTAAAGGTCCTACCCATAAAGGTTCTTTTGGGAAATATACCATGCCTTGTTGCATACGACCTTGAATTGCTCTAGCTCTGGCCTCCTTATCTCTTCGTCCCGTTTTTAAATCTCTAAAATAAGCTTCATTTAGCCTACGTTCTCTTACACGTTTTTCTAGAAACGGACCTAGTGCCATTTCTATGTGACCTTTCTCTATACCAACTACTCCAGGTCTCCAAGTTTCGTATAAGTCTAAAATTCTTTCTACAAGTTCAAAACCATCCCACTTGCCTCGTACACAGTCTACTACATATAGCCTATCATATTCATCTACTGCTACCACTAATCCTACCGAATAATCATTACGCTCTCGTTGTCCAATTGCTAAATCCCAAGCACAGTAGTAACGAAGCCTAGTATAATCTAAATCAGCCTCATCGTAATAATTTATCATGTCTCTATTAAAATAATCACCTTCGTCAGCAACAGGGTTTTGTTGATACAAAGCCGACCAATCCCTAGGTCCTATTGCTTTTTGTATCTTAGTTAAAGAAGGAACGTCATATCTTTCAGGGTGTAACGCTTCTCCTTCTACTCTAAATTCTTCATCTTGTTCCGCAATCGCAGGGTACTTAACTACTTCCCAATCATCGGCTCCATCTGCGGCTGCGGCAAGCAACCTACCTGCTAAATCATCATCGTGCCAACGTGTAAGAATAACTAGTATACCTCCCCCTGGAGCTAAACGTGTGTATGCAGTTGATGTATACCAATCCCAAACTGAGTCACGGCTGTATTCAGATTCCGCATCTTCTCGGTTTTTTACAGGGTCATCTATTACAAGTACATGAGCTCCTTTACCTGTAATACCACCACCAACACCTGCCGCTACGTAACCACCACCTTTAGTAGTAAGCCACGATTCAACTGACTGAGAAGTTGGGTCTAACGAAGCCTCGCTAAACACATTCTTATAGTTCGGTTCACGAAGCTGATGTCTAACTTTCCGTGAAAACGACATAGCCAACGAACCTGAATAAGAACAACTAATGAACTCATGTTCTGGGTTTCGACCTAAATGCCATGCTGGAAACGCAACACTAGCTAATGTTGATTTACCGTGTCGGGGCGGCATGAACAACATCAACCTGGGAGATTTTCGTTCCGTAACCGCATGGCTAAACTTTTCTAGGCGTTGACATATATCTTTGTGTACCCAACCTGCTAAATAGTTAGAATCAAACCGTTCTACAAAAGGCAGCATGTGTTTACGTGCAAGTGCACGAAGAGCTAACTCCCGATGTGCTGCCGCTTCTTGTGTAAGTCGTTGTTCTTCTTTTTTACTTACTTTTACGGTCGGTTTTTCAATACGTTCAGCTTCGTCCGCTTTACAATACACACAAACACTGTCATCGGATGGATACAGTGTTTCGGGGTGTAACGCTTTACACCGAACGCATTCTAACTTAGTAATTTCCACTAATAACTTCTATAAGTCATTTTTTTAGCTTTCTTTTTAGCTTTCTTTTTAGTTTTTTTCTTTTTATATGGTCCCATTTTAACTAGTTCCTTTTTTAATAAGTCATAGATATTTAACACTTCCACCTTCTTCTAGCTTGTCTTATTCTAGAATTAGGATCGTTTCTGGTTTTTGCAGAACTTCTTTTCAACTGCCCCAAAGACCTAGCGCAGTAGGATTTTCTTCTTTTAGCCGCTTTACTACCTTTCTTAACTTTACCAGTTACAGCGGTTTTGAGCTTAGATCCAGGGTTAGCACGTCTATACGCAGCTACACCTTTTTTAGTCATACCTGCACCCGATTTAGTCTTACGGTAATTCCCACCTTTACCAGTGGTTCTTCTTATAGGTTTAGCTCTTTTTCTTGCCACGAGTTACTTTCCTCTTTTTAGATGGAGACTTCTTCCTCGCTGTCTTCTTCTTGACTATAGTTTTAACGTTAGTAGGTTTACCTCCTGGGTTCCCTGCTGCACGTTTACGTTTAACGGCACTTCTTTTCTGAGCCGCTGTCATACTTGCAGCTTTTGCTTTGGGTACACATTTTGGATATTTACGTTTACTTCCGCCTTTGGCTGATTTCCTGCCACACGACTGATACTTCCCTTTCTTCTTTGGAGCACCAATATCGACCCATTTTTCTTTAAACCACTTAGTTAATCCACCTCTAGGTTTACTAGCCACTTCTGTACCCTCCTCCTCGTTTCTTATAAGTTTTAGTTAAATAGGCTGAGGCATAAGCGGAAGGCCAAACCTTAAATTTACGTTTTGCTTCTGCTTTTACTCTAGCGTATAACGCTGGATTTGTGGGTTTTGCACCACTTTTCTTTTTAGCTTTTTTCTTTTTAGGTCCTGCCACGATTATCCCTCCTAGGAACTGATTTATAGCGATTCATTTTTTTAGCAAATCTTTTCATGTTAGTAGGGTGAGGGGCATTTATGCCTGCGCAAGGTTTTTTCATTCTACACCTCTACCTAACAATACATCAGCAAAAGTAATTTCTCCGTCTTTATTTAAATCAGGGAAATTAGCACTGTTGCCTGTAGTTGGCTCTAGTTTCTTTTCTTGGGTTTTAGTTTCACCTATTTTTCCTGGACCTTTGTCCGTCATCTTTCTAGTTGCCATTTACTTTTCCTCTTTTTTATCAGTTTTAGGTACTAAATATTGGTTATCTACCCCTGCTATTTTTAACAATTCAGAATCAGGTAGTCGTTCTAGCTGTTCTATAGAATCTACATTAATATTTATTTGAGTTCCATTTTCAGGTGTAAACAAACCATGAAGCTTACATAAAGAATCAACAACGCGCGTTTCTTCGGTCGCATTTACTGATTTTCGGTGCGCTTCTAAGTACATAGAAGTGGCTTGAACTTTATCGAATTTTACTTGTTCGCGCATATCTTTGCGCAAATAAGTTACTGCGTTTTGAATTTTGGGGCGTTTGAAAACCTTGTACACATGTTCGGGGTCTACGTACCCCGCTGCACGGCCCGCGGCCGCTTTTGTCATACCACGTATGTAGAACAGTATTAAACGCTCTTCTTGGACGGATAATTCATTAAGTTTCATATCCATATAGGGATAATGGGATTGCATTTCAGCTCTATCCGCATCAGTGAGTTCTACTTTTTCAACACTTTTACTCATCTGCAATTAATTATAGAGGACAAAGCGTCTTTTTGTGAAATTTTTTTGCGAAATTTTTTTTGTGAAAATATTTTTCAGCACCGCGCAGGCAGGGTCCTACTATCACTGCTACATCCTACCCCCTTCCCCTTTTTTCGATATTGGAACCTTGTTTTACTTTTTTCCCACTTGGAACCTTGTACAAATTGTAGCAGTTAGTAACATTCGCTCGCTTATGGCTCGCTCATAAACTCTTTATGTTCTAAGTAACATTCGCTCGCTTATGGCTCGCTCATCTATTTATATTTATCCTGTAAGAACTCGATTCTTTCTATACTCCTTGGAGGATCAATAACCTGTGACGTAGTCATAGCGTTGGTCGGGGACCAACGTATATGGGGTTGATTGTAATATTGGATAATCTGATATTACTATCATTAACTATCTAGCTAAAGGGAGAATAAAATGGCAGATAACAAGAAGCCCGCTTACAGGGCAGTAACATACTTCCCAGTCGAAGGTAGAGATACCGATGAAGCTGTAGAAGTAGGCGC